TTTTAAGTTTGAAGTTCCAAATGCAAAATTTATGCCTCAGTTTAGAGGACGTAACTGGAACGGAGAAATTCACCTGTTTGATTCTAGATCAAAACAAATATACGTTGGACTTTTAGATAAGGTTGTAAGTTTTTGTAAACAGTACAATTACACCTACAAGTTTGACGATAACAAATATTACGGACTTCCATTTGAGGTAAACGAAGAGATCTCAATGGAGGGCGTAAAAGACTATATGTATTCTATATGCTCCAATCAACCACGTCAATACCAAATTGAGGGAGTATATGATGCCCTACGACACAATCGAAAGTTACTGATAAGTCCCACTGCGTCTGGAAAAAGCCTAATGATCTACGCCCTCGTGCGGTATTATATGGATAAGAATCAAAAAATTCTTGTAGTCGTTCCAACGACCAGTCTTGTAAGTCAGATGTACGGGGATTTTGGAAGTTATGGTTTAGATGTCGAGTCATGTTGTCACCAGATATATTCGGGCAAAGAAAAAAGCAATGAACACCCCATAACCATTACAACTTGGCAATCAGTTTACAAATTAGAACGTTCTTTTTTTAAGGATTATGGAGTCATTATAGGTGATGAAGCTCACCTTTTCAAGAGTAAGTCACTTATATCTATAATGACAAAATTACATCATGCCAAGTATAGATTTGGTTTCACAGGAACTCTTGATGGAACACAGACACACAAATGGGTATTGGAGGGATTGTTTGGCCCATCATATAAAGTAACTCGAACAACTGAGTTAATGGAGCAAGGATATATTTCAAAACTTAACATTCGTTGTGTAGTTCTCAAACATCCACCACAAAAGTTTGAAACTTATGAAGATGAAATTCAATATCTTATCAATCACGAAAAAAGAAATAACTTCATCAAAAATTTAGCTCTTGATTTAAAAGGAAACACTCTTGTTCTTTATAGTAGGGTTGCCACCCATGGAGAACCAATTTACCAACTCATAAATACTGATAAGCGAGATGATAGAAAAGTATTTTTCGTTCATGGTGGCGTAGATGCAGAAGAAAGAGAACTTGTAAGAGAAATCACTGAGAGAGAAAATAATGCAATTATTGTTGCTTCTTATGGAACATTCTCTACAGGCATCAACATTAAAAATCTTCACAATGTAATCTTTGCAAGTCCATCCAAATCAAGAATTAGAAATTTGCAAAGTATCGGAAGAGTACTTAGAAAAGGAAAGAATAAAACAAAAGCTATTCTTTACGATATTGCAGATGATAGTACGTACAAAGCAAGAAAAAATTACACCCTCAATCACCTTATAGAAAGAATTAAAATTTATAATGAGGAAAACTTTAATTACGAAATAATTACAATCCAATTAAAACCATGATAGAAGACGATTTCTATGCAACTATAAAATTAAAAACAGGTGAAGAAATCTTTGCCAAAGTAGCAGCCTCTGAAGAAGAAGATAAAACTATTCTTCTTGTTTCAAATCCAATTATTATTGAAGAAGTCAAAGCAAGAGGTGGTGTCTGTGGTTACAAGATTGAACCTTGGTTAAAGACAACCACTGAAGACTTATTCATTATTAATCTTGATGATGTGTTGACAATGAGCGAATCTTCTGATATAGAAATGATTATGATGTATCAGTCTTTTGTTCGTCAATCATTCAAGACTCGAAACAAAAACACTAAGATCACTCGTGAGATGGGATATCTGTCTAACGTCAACGATGCTAAAGAGATCTTGGAAAAGCTCTTTAAGAGCAGCTAAGATGTCCCATCAAACCCAACAAAGGTATTCTACACACATTTTAAGATCTTGTCAAGTATTTTAAAAAGTGGTATAATTCTACATAATAATGAGAAAACTTAATGATTACCACTGCCGTTATGGCCAAAAGAAAAAGATCAGAACACTATGTTAATAACAAAGAGTTTCTTGCGGCCCTTATTGCTTATCGTGAAAACGTAGAACTTGCTCAGATTCGTGGAGAACCAAAACCACGAATTACAAACTACCTGGGTGAATGCTTCTTAAAGATTGCTACACACTTATCGTACAAACCTAACTTTGTCAATTACATGTTTAAGGATGATATGATTTGTGATGGTATTGAAAATTGTGTGCAATATATTCATAACTTCAATCCAGAAAAGTCTCAAAATCCTTTTGCATATTTCACGCAAATTATCCATTATGCCTTTCTCCGTAGAATCCAAAAGGAGAAAAAGCAGTTAGAAATTAAGAATAAGATTCTCGAACGAACCGGATTTGATCAAGTGTTTGATGACAACAACACTATTGACGGATCCAACTATTCCGATTATAATAGCATTAAAGATGCTGTGCATTCAAAGCTACGATATTGAATGAAAGTCTCAATCATCACGGATCAACACTTCGGAGCACGAAAGAATTCCAAACTCTTTCATGATTATTTCCTGAAGTTCTATAATGAAGTATTTTTCCCAACACTCGAAGAGCATGGGATTCGTATTGTTATAGACATGGGAGATACTTTTGATAGTCGTAAAGGAATTGATTTTTCTGCTCTTGCATGGGCAAAAAACAATTACTATGATCGTCTCCATGAAATGGGGTGTTCTGTTTATACTGTAATTGGTAATCATACAGCATACTACAAAAACACTAATCAGATTAATGCAATTGATTTATTGCTTCGTGAATACGAGAATGTAACTGTAATTTCAGAACCGAAAGAGTGTGTTGTTGATAAACTCAAAGTTCTCTTTGTTCCTTGGATTAATCAAGAGAATGAAGAACAAACACTCAAGATGATTGCTAAAACAAAAGCATCAGTGGCTATGGGACATCTTGAGCTTTGTGGATTTAGAGTTAACAATCAGATTGTTATGGAATATGGAATGGATGCCAAGGTATTCTCCAAGTTTCAAAAAGTATTTTCTGGACACTATCACACTCGTTCTAATCAAAATAATGTCTATTATCTTGGTAATCCATATGAATTATATTGGAATGATGTAAACGACGCTCGCGGTTTTCATATCTTCGATACGGAAACTTTGGAGCATACTCCAATCAATAATCCTTTTAGAATGTTTTATAACATCTATTATGAGGATACTAATTATCAAACTTTTGATACTCGGGAATATCAAGATAAAATTGTAAGAGTTATTGTTCGCAAAAAATCTGATCCTAAAAAGTTTGAAAAATTTATTGATAAACTTTATTCTTCCAACGTATTTGAACTTAAGGTTGTGGAGAACTTTCAAATTCAAGAGAATGAAGATTTTGAAGCTTTTGAATCTGAAGATACTCTATCAATTCTGAGTCGATACATAGAAGAAGCAGAAGTAAAACTTGACAAAACCAAAGTTCAAAATATACTTCAAGAGGTGTATCAAGAGGCATGTGAGTTGGTTTAATGTTTATTTTAACAATTAATGGTAGAGAAAAGGAAGGTGCATATGCCGTAGTTGATGAAGATGGAGATAATGTTCTTTATATTTTTAAAGAAGAAGATGATGCAACTAGATTTGCATTAATGCTTGAAGAACAAAACTTTCCAGAAATGCATGTAATTGAAGTTGATGACGATCTTATGATTAAAACATGTGAACTACAAAACTACCAGTATACGATTATCACCAAAGATGACATTGTAATTCCACCCGAAGATCATGATTTTATTTGAGAAGATTAGTTGGAAGAATTTTTTAAGCACAGGTAATCAACCAACTACAATTGAGTTTACAAAAAATGCAACAACTCTGATTGTTGGGACAAATGGTGCTGGAAAAAGCACCGTGTTGGATGCGCTTACATTCTCTTTGTTTGGAAAACCTTTTCGTAAGATTAATAAACCGCAACTTGCAAATTCTACAAATGAGAAAGATTGTAGAGTTGAAGTTGAGTTTCGGATTGGATCGACTGAGTGGAAAATTATAAGAGGTATTAAACCAAATATCTTTGAGATCTATCGGAATGGGAGTTTGTTAGATCAAAACTCTGCTGCATTAGATCAGCAGAAGTGGTTGGAACAAAATGTTCTAAAGATGAATTATAAGTCTTTTACTCAGATTGTAATCCTGGGTTCTAGCACTTTTGTCCCTTTCATGCAACTTCCTGCAGCTCATCGCCGTGAGGTGATTGAGGATCTTTTGGATATTAAAATCTTTTCGTCTATGAATACAATTATCAAAGAGAAGATTCGTCAGACGCGAGAAGAGATCAAGACTCTTGAACTTAAAAAAGAATCTTTCAAAGATAAAGTTGAGATGCAACAAAACTTTATTGATGAATTGGAAAGTCGTGGTAATGCCAATATTAATGCCAATAAAGAAAAGATCTCCAAGTTAGACGTAGAAGTTGGCGTTTATATGACTGAAAATGCTAGAACTGAAGAGGATATTTTTAAGTATACAAAGGAGCAGGAAGAGGTTGTAGGTGCCGAAGATAAGTTAGTAAAGCTTAACAATCTTAAGGGTAAAATCTCACAGAAAGTATCAGTCATTACGAAAGAGCATAAGTTCTTCACGGAAAATACGGTTTGTCCTACTTGCACCCAGACGATTGAGGAAGAGTTTCGGTTAAATAGAATTACAGACGCTCAAAATAAAGCAAAGGAACTCCAAAAGGGTTATCAAGATCTAGAGGAGACTATAAAATTAGAACAGGAACGAGAGCGTCAATTTATTGCTCTATCGAAGGAGATCTCAAAACTAAACAATGAAATTTCTCAAAACAATACTCGGATATCACTTAACCAGCGACAAATCCGAGATCTTGAAAATGAAATTCAAACTATTACCAATCAACTTGAAAACCGAAATATTGAACATGAGAAATTAGAGTCCTTTAAAGAAAACTTAAAAACAACATACTCTGAACTCGCGGAGAAAAAAGATTCAGTCAATTACTACGATTTTTCGTATAGTTTGCTCAAAGACGGTGGAGTAAAAACCAAAATCATCAAAAAGTATTTGCCTTTGATCAATCAACAGGTAAATCGATATCTACAGATGATGGACTTCTATATTAACTTTACTTTAGATGAGGAGTTTAACGAAACCGTCCAATCTCCAATTCATGAAGATTTTTCTTATGCATCTTTTAGTGAGGGTGAAAAAATGAGAATCGATTTGGCTCTTCTGTTCACTTGGAGGGAAGTTGCCAAATATAAAAACTCCGTGAATACCAATCTGCTGATTATGGATGAGGTGTTTGATTCCTCCCTTGATGGTTTTGGTACAGATGAGTTTTTGAAGATTATTCGTTACGTTATTAAAGATGCTAATATTTTTGTGATTTCTCATAAGACTGGTATGGAAGACAAATTTGAAAGTGTCCTTCGCTTTGAAAAAATTAAAGGTTTTTCGAGTATGGTAGCCTAAAGAAAGGAGAGTCATGCAAGTTCCAAACTGGAAGCATCATTCCAAAAAAGAACAAAAACGAAAACTTAAACCACAAGCACTGCGCCAAGCAAAAGCGCGATTGGCCCAGTTCAAAAAGCGTCACATAAACCGCTCCAATGGGGCGGTTTCGTCGTATTATGGATACAGATAAAAACACATCATGACTGTTAATCAAGAAGTCAAAGGACAACTCGCTCGTCTGCTTGCCACTGAAGATCTTGTGGTTGAACATAAGAAGTGTGAGACTGCTCAGTTCAATGTTCACACTCGTGTACTGACTCTGCCGATGTGGGAAAAGGCAAGCAATACTGTCTATGATCTTCTTGTGGGACATGAAGTCGGACATGCACTGTATACTCCCGATGAAGATTGGAGTGAGCAATGCAAAGTTCCTCTGCAGTTTGTCAATGTAGTGGAAGATGCTCGTATTGAGAAACTGATGAAGCGTCGATATGCTGGACTTGCGAAGACTTTCTTTAACGGTTATAAGGAACTTGCCGAAGAAGATTTCTTTCAACTAGAAAATGAAAATGTGCAAGAGATGAATCTTGCAGATCGTGCAAATCTTTACTTTAAAATTGGAAACTTTCTTAGCCTTAAATTCAACCAAGAAGAACAAGATATTATCAGTTTGATTGATAAATCTGAAACTTTTGCCGAAGTTCTTGAAGCAGCAGAGGTTCTTTACAATTATTGCAAAAAGAAAAAAGAAGAAGAAACAAAAATTGAATTGGATTCGCGCAATTATCAGTCCGGATTTTCGAATGAATCATCCTCAGATTTGGATGATCAACAGTCTGGAGAAAATGATCAGCAGGAGCAACCTGGTGACACTGATTCTTATGGTGGTACTGCCGAGCAAGAAAAGCAAACTATCTCTATGGGTGGTGAGACTGATAATCCCGAAGTCAAAACTATAGAAGCTCTTGAGGAAGCACTCAAAGAGCTTGTGAATAATAACGGGTATGAAAATACTTACCTTGAGATTCCTAAGATTGATATTGACTCATTGATTGTTAAAAACTTCGATGTTCACGAATCTTGTCGAATTTCTTGGAATGTGTACAATGATCCTGAATATAATTCTATTAATGCATTTGAAGAATCGGATCAGGAATATCGTGATTTTAAACATTCTGCACAAAAAGAAGTTAATTATTTGGTAAAAGAGTTTGAATGTCGCAAGGCAGCAGATTCTTATGCTCGCGCATCAACTGCTCGCACTGGCGTATTGGATTGCTCTAAACTTCATACCTATAAGTACAACGAAGATCTTTTCAAAAAAGTTACTACTCTTGCTGATGGTAAAAATCACGGCTTGATTTTTATTCTTGACTGGAGTGGATCCATGCAAGATGTTATGCTTGATACTGTGAAGCAACTCTTTAATCTTGTGTGGTTCTGTCGGAAAGTAAACATTCCGTTTGAGGTTTATGCGTTTACTTATGATTATCCTCGTGTTCGTTACGATGAAAATCACAATGCCATCATGCCAAAGCAACCTTATGAAAAACGCGACGGGATTGTTGCTATGCCTGAGTGGTTTTCTTTGATGAATATTTTGACGAGTAAGGTGAATAGCAGAACACTTGAAGAGCAGATGATTAATATTTTTAGGATTGCAAGATCCTTTAGAAGGGGATCTTATGCTCGCTATTCAACTCCTTTGGGGTGGAGTCTTTCTGGAACTCCTTTGAATGAATCTCTTATTTGTTTGCATGAAATTTTGCCAAAGTT